CCCGCAGACTTGTAGTCGACGATGGAGACGATCTCGAATGTGGTGCTGATCGTTGTGCCACCAGTGCCGCGACTCAGGCTTGCTGTGAAGCGGTCGAATGGCTTGATGCCAGGATAGAAGTTTGTTGTAATCTGATGCGTGATGACCTGACTGAGAGCCATGTGGTTCGTCTTCTCCACCGCGCTCGAATCTTTGATCTCTCCGAAGATCGTGTCGCCAGCCGTGTATGTATAAGTCGGTGTTCCAAACGAAGTCAAAGTCTGTGTACGCGCACCAATCACCATAGGTGTTCGCATCATTCCGCTGTTCATTGATATTCACCCGACTTGTACTGAGCGATCAGCGCGGTGATGGTGTGTGGAACGGCATATTGTTGACCTGGCGACAGCGTAGATCGATAATCGTACAGGGTTGAGCACATCATCAGAATCGCATGCTTCAATGCGACAGGGATTGCAGTTGCACTAGAGCCGTGACCCGCAACATAGACAACTGTGACGACTCCTGCGCCGCCGCCGACGAGTGACGGCCATGTCTTGCCGTCTAGTAATTGAATGCGTCCGATGCCGTTGTATGACTTCACCGTGTAATCGGTTGACGCTGACAGAGTCTGCGTCGTGCCTGCTGTGTCGACATAGGTGACGCTCGTCACGCTGACCAATGGCTAGCGCGGCAGTGCGATCTCGTAGGATGATCCGTTGAATACTTCTCCATTTGAATTATTGATTGAAGTATTCGCAGGAAATGAATCATAGACAGATGTGAATGTGGTATTTGGAATTGCAATTCCACAATAATTTTCAATCATCTGTCGAGCCGTTGTGATTACAGATGTTGACCCGCCGCTGCTTGCAGCCAGGTAGGTGTCGTCTAAAGAGTGAAATATGCGAAGGTGGGCCTTGGCCTGCGCAGTCGACACTGGCTCAAAACTTGGAGCGGTTGTGATCGTGGTATTCACTCTCATGAGAAAATCCTCATTGGTGTTGTTGGCGCGGGATTAAGAATCGGGAGTTCGTCTAGTTGGTCTTGCGCTAAGTTTCCGCATACGCGCAAATTGGCGTGATACCCGCTATCAACCACCACGCCATCGTTATAAATCACTCCGATGAAATCAATGTCCACGCGACCACCATCCCACTGCCCGATGATGTCGCCGCTGGCGTTGCGCGTTGCCACACCCGCTGCAATCAAGCACGCTTCCATATTCGACTTTGTTGATGTGCGTAGGTAAAAATCGGTCATATTGAAATTGCTATGAGTTGTGCGTTTGTAAGGCGAGTTGGCCAAAACTTAAATACTTTAATATGCCCGTTTCTAATTCCATCGCGCGCAAATTCTAAACTTGTTACGGTTTCAAATACTCCTACTCCATCGCCTAACCCAACCGCTGCGCCATTTACGGAATATGCAAAATCTGAACTCTTTAAAGCAAAAGCAGTTTTATATTCTGCGGTGTTTGTAATCAAAGTGGTTGCCGCTGGGCTGTCAAATGTTAACGCACCGCCGCCACTATCGCGGCAACTTGCGCCAATTCGACCATTGGTGTGGCGTGTGTATTGTGTAATGCGCGAAGAACCCGCTGCGTTAATGAAAGCATAATTGGACGAAAAGTTGCTAGGTGCAGGTGTGAAAATATTATTTCCAATAAATAATACTGTTCCTTCAGTGTTGTTAAACCAACTGGTCAAATTAGTGCCGCTCATTGTGCAACTATCAGTGGCGCGTGTGACTTGACTTGCAACCGTAGGAATGTAGGAACTTGCGCCAAAACCTGTTTGTACTTGCGCGCCCCAAAGATAGATAGCCTTTTCACTTCCACCTGTGACGGTGTAAGACTCTGTTCTTACCGCGCTAGATGTCGTTGAAAATCCTAGTTGGAATCCGCTCGACCCTGTAGCGGTTGCGGGTGCTGTTGCTGTGATGCGATACCACCCGCTGGGATACGCTGTGATTGTTGACGCTGTAATAGCCGCGCCGCCAGTGCCAACCGTACCCGCTTGAATGTCGTAATTCATATATGCAGTTGCGCCAAATCCTGCGGTAAAAAATGCAAGTTGAACATATCGAATTGCCGCGCTTGGGGGTTGTTTCACCCATACGCTCATCGTGTAGGAAGTTGCGACTGTTGGCGTGAACTCACCTGCTGCTTGATGAATATGATGGGTAAGTGAAGCACCCGCGATTTCTGTGAGTGTGCTTGCAGTCAATGCAACGCCTGTCGGACTTGTTACGGCAGAATCAACCGCAGTCACATTGTTTGAGGATGTCGTATTCCAATATGCGTTAGAAAATGCGTTATCGCTTCGCTTAGTTAGATTTGCAGTTGATCCCTCAATCAATAGTCCTTTAGCCTCCAGGGTAGTAGGGTCATAATCGAAGCGTGATTCGTTTATTGCCGCGCTAGCGACATAACCCGATGAATCAATGTATGTGGCTGTAGTCGAACGCGTGAATGTAAAACGCGAATCTAGCGCACTCATCTTGGTGAAATCTAAATTCAGCGTAGAGCCGTCTCCTTTATGAATCATGAACGGAACAAATGAATTTCCTTTCATCGCGGAGTCGCTCCCTTCTTCACGGCTTTGCACGGCACTGCTTTAGTGCAGCAGCGCACTTCATCTTGCGCCCACTCAGCAACACCGCCAACAACCCAATCAGTAGCGATGGCATCAGCGACATCGTGGACATCTCCAGCAAGAAATATATTCTTGCCGTCTGCCGCAGTATGAATCATTCGCACCTTTGCCATAAATCCTCGACTCGCATTTCTGCGAGCCGAGGGTGATTTCAATTCAGTTCAGTGATTATGCGCACTTGAGCGCAGTGAAAGCCAATGTCGGCAAAAGCAGTTTTGCGTCTATACGGCTGTTTGCGACGATTCCAATCTCGTTCGTGGCCGCGTAAAGTTCACGAAGCACCTTTACTTCGTAATTTTGCGCGCTTGCAAACAAGCAATAATCGAACGCACCGAGCAGACCAACAAACTTGCCAGTGGCAAGAGCAGCAACCGCAGCGGATGTGTACACAGGAATGCCCATGATTCGATCTGGCTCTGGAGCAGAACCGCTTCCGCCGTTCTGATATCCGTTCTGCCAGAAGTACGCAGGAGCAGCCGCACCACTTGTGGTGGTCGTCACTGGAGTAGTCAACGCACGCAATGCTGCGAGAGTTGAATCAGCAACGATCATTGCACAGGATGGATGCACGCGATATTGACGAGGCAATGAATAGACCCAATCAATAATTTGTTGCGCTGTGATGGTTGAAGTACCCGCTGCGCTGGTTGGAAGACTTGTAGTAGTGAACAAAGATGTCGGAGCATTTCCACCAACATTGCTGCTTGGCAAGAAAGCCAATTCTTCAGTTTGAGCAAACACGCGAGCGAATTGTTCTTGCATGATTGATGCGATGCTCATGTTTCCGCGAGCAGTCGTATCCTCCACAAGTTCATTTGAGATGCGAACAATCGCACTCAATCGCTTTGGTGTCAAAGTAACTTTTGTAAAGTCTGGCACTGCTTCAGTCGGAGCAGTAGCCTCGCCTGGCCAGTAGGCCGTTGCTGTCGTGCCTTCGTAAACAAACTCACGAGAGAACGAACCAATATCCAATTTGCGGGCCAGTTGACGCAGGCAAGTCATATTCATGATCTTTGCAGTCATCGCAGCGTCGTATTCGATAGGCATCAAATAACTACCGCCAGTGCCTTCATTCAACACGCGCAATTCCATTGGGTTGGTATGCTCGCCACGCGCCAAGTATGAATTGAAAGCGTCACGATATTGCTCGGATGAGCGATGATCGATTGCTGCCATTTGCTTCTTGGCTGTGTTCTCAAAAGTGCGCTCGCTCATACGAGCCTCAGGAGCGGCTGGAGTCACGGTCTTGTCCATGCCCATAAGTTCCTGATTGCGGGTGCGCTGTGCTTCAAGGTTTGCGTATTGCTTTTTGAGACTGGAATATTTCGATTCCATTTCTGGCAACATGCCATCTTCTGAAGCATTGGCTGCGTTTACGAGCGCAGACATCTCTGTGTAAACCTGGCCCATCTTGTCA